CAATCGGTGTCCCAATATCCTTGAGAATCACTTCGTCGATGATGGGCTTCCCAGTAGGTGTCAGTTCCTTCGGCTTCCAGCCATGAAATGTTTGCAGGATCCATGAAATATGGTCTCGTGAAGTAGGATTTAGTTCCTTGAGCTTTGTAAATGAGCATCCTTCGATGTATCCAGATGTTTTGTTATTTCGTTTAGGAGTGAATTCCGATCCGAAGACGTAAGGGTGCCTGTCGCGTAGTAACTGATAAGTTTCTTCAAGTTCTGTTCTGAGAGAAGATGCAAGTTTCCATGCAGCCTCTGTGTCAAAATACCATCCATGAAGTTCTTGTTGGGTGAGTATTTGTGCAACTTGGTGTTCTAGCGCGACCCACTCAGGTATGGGTGGAAGTGATCGCATAGTTTTTTAGTTACGTTAACATCTTGTATGCAATAGTCTTGCATTTCTTGTGACCATTCAGACCAGTCAGCATCTTTACCGAACTCACCCTTGTACTCACCCAGTCGGTGACCATAAGCCTCAAGTGAATGACGTCCGTACAGTTGTAACGGCATGTTCTTCCACTTGTGTTTCATGTCTGTATCACGTAAGTCCGTGTGATACAAGCGTGAGAGGAGCAACGTGTCTACAACCAAGGCGGTTGGTGTGAACCACGGGTAAATCTTGCGAAGACAGGGGATGTCATACCCGATGATGTTGTGCCCCGCGATGACCTCAGCGTCTTCCAGACGTTGAACGCCGCGTGTAATCGGCTCAGCATTGCCTTCGTCATTGTAAACGAGCGTCTCATCAGTCTCCGAATCGTAGATGACAAGACAGTGGATCCGGCTAACATCATTTAGAAGTCCGTTGCTCTCCAGGTCGAATACCAGCATGTTTCCAATGGTAAGTTTTGTCTACAAATTGTGCACGCTTTACCATCTCAGGCGTGGGAGGATTGGGTTTAGAAATCTGTTGTTGGGTCGAACTCGGCTTCTGGTTGAGATTCATTGAATTTACAGGTGGAAAGATCGTAGGTCAGTTGACAGGCGACACCAACCTCGCCTGAATATCGATTTTTAAGGACTCGCACAGTCGTAGAGCTTGATTGAGATCCACTCTGCTGATCTCGCTCAAGTGCAATGCACGCATCGCTGAGTTGAGCAATAGAAGCGGATCCTCGTAGCTGTCCAAGCGTGACGCGTGCTCCCTCTTCATGGTTGACATCGGATGTAGTTCTCCGTAGATGTGATACAAGAAACAATGAAATACCAGTGCGTTCTACAAGAGATCGCAGCTTGGTCATGGTGGTATCGATCATCTTCCGCTCGTCGCCGTCAAGGCCGCTGAGCAGGATAGACAGGTGATCAAGGAAAACAACACGGGTCTCAAGACCAGATGCCATGTACTCGATCCGTTCGTAGATGTGGTCCGGGTCGTACGATCCAAAGCCATCAAAAAGGTGGAGATTCCACGTTGCGATAGTTTTGTCGAACGCATCGACTAGCTCAGATCGATTATGCTCTCCGAGGTGGAGGCTTCGTCCGACTGCTGCTGACATAAGTCCGAGAGCTGTACGGCGGTTTGACTCTTCAAGTGCCAGGTAACCGACCCGTTCTCCTTTGTTAAGCAGGTTAGTACATAAGTCGCGACAGAAGGACGATTTGCCAATCCCTGATCCTGCAGTAATCGTGACAAGCTCTCCGTACCGGATCCCGTGAAGCTTTGATTGTAGTCCTTGAAATGGGTAGTCATGATCTGATGGTGGAGACGGAGTTGTAACAACATCGAGCAGTGTTTTTGCATCGACGATGCCGTCAGGTTTGTATTGGGTGTGTGCGTAGTTACATACAGCTCGGATAGCCTCGCTGTCGTTAGCCTGTAAAGCGTCTGAGGCGTCCTTGTAGTCCTCTAGAAAGCCGATGAACACCTTGCCAGGTGGTAACACACCGGCGGCGTCTTGCGCGGCCTTCTGGCCGGCTTCATCGTTATCAAAGAAAAGGACGATCTTGTCGTAGTAATTGATCCATTCATAGTTATGTTGGATCGCTTTCTTTGCAGCAGGTGCACCGTTCGGGATGGAGACCACGTCCCAGTTGGGCTGTGCCTCCCAGATGGACAATGCATCCATCTCACCCTCGCAGATTACTAGCTTTTGCTCTTTCTTCGTTGTCTTGTGTCGGAAGTTTTGCATCCCGAACAGGGTTTTTACCTCACCCTCACAACGAAACTCTTTGTCTTTGGTCTTGATCTTTGCGCCAAGTAGTGAGCCAGAGCTGTTGTAGTAATGGAAGCGTAGTTGTTCTCCGTCCTTATAGGCTTTGAACAACTCACAGGTTCGTTCTGAGATCCGTCGCTTCTGCAGCCTTCCGGCTGAGCCTTGTAGGTGGACATCTCGCATTTGATGATTGTGGAAACTTTCGGTGCCATCACCTGGTGTATGAGTGTAGCACCTGAAACAAAAAATATGGCCGTCGTCGTACAGGCTAGCTGCATCCGACGACCCGCAGTGTGGACAGGCCATGTGCCTGACGAACTCACTGGTCATAGGAGCCAGTTCAATGGGATATTTGCAAACGAGCACCAAGGTATGTCGAGTTTCTCGCAGTACTTGGCATAAGTCGTTTTACTTTTTTTAGAGATAGTGTTGTAGGGTGCCTGAAAGACCATGCGCAGATCAAGGTCAGGATGTTGAGTCTTGACTGCTTTGATCTTGCGCCGGTCTGCAGAGTCCCAGTAACCTTTGCACTCCAGGTACACGCCGTTTGGAAGAATAAAATCCGGGCTGTACTTGTGTTCGATTACATAGGAGATCTTTTCGGTTTCGTATTCATACTTGACACCCAGCTCGACGAGAAGATCAGCAACCTTCTCTTCGAGTCGGGATCGGAAAGCCATCAGAAGTCGTCTTCAGGTTCTCCTGCATCATTGGACACGTTAGGGTCACCGACCTTGAAGCCTTCGGTCTTGCCGAACAGCTCAGCCACGTCAGCTTCGTCCATGTCACCGGTGTCAACACCAGCGGAGGATGCAAGCGAGATGACCTGTACGGCCTTGAGCTTCAGGCTGGTGCCGTAGGTGACGCCATCCTTCAGGATGTAGGGCTTCTGAAAGAAAGCCAGCTTCACCTTGGAGCCACTGTACAGCGGCGTGCTTTCGTCAGTGATCAGCGTGCCTTCGGTGTCAACCACAGGCGGCTTGGTCTCGTCATTCCAGGTGAACTTGACCTGGTACTTGCCCTCAGCTACTTCCTCCCAGGGCTCAGGCTTCATGACCGAACGTTTGGGATTCTTGAGCTTGGACTCAGCCCACTTCAGGGACTCGGTGCGGTCAGCTTCCAGCTGATCCACGACCTCTTGACCGACCACAGCCATGAGCTTGTAGCCGAACTTACCGGGTTGCAGTACAGCCTGATAGCCTTCAAGGACAACGGGCTGTTCAGTTTTGATGATGGTGCGTGCCATTTAGCAGAAGAAATAGGTGGATTCAATAACCGATGCGGGTTCTAAGTCGTCAATCATCGGTGGGTCAGTCTCTGCGCCAATTTGTTGCGCAAAGGATGTTAGGTAGTCATGCTCCGCAAAGAGGTGCATGTATGTCTCACGAACAATGGCTGATAAAACAGACATGTCAGTAGCACGACATAGAACCGAGTCGTGTATGAGGGAAATCGGAGCGTCGAAGCGTAATGCAGATAGGTGGAGTAGGCTTGCATCGAGACTGTGAATCAGATTTGGCGCTGTTGCGTTCTTGTGGTGATTCTTATCTACCTGGTTAGTGTAACCTGTTGATACCTTGATCTTACACCGACCGAGTAGCTGAAGCTCAACATTTTGTACTTCATGCTTCATCAACCGTTGTGTAACAGTAAACCCAGATGGTGTGACCCATGTAAGTTTTTTAAGACCACGGTCAATAGCATTACCGACCTCTGACTCAATCCAAGACATCACAGCCATGGGTCCAGGCACAATGCGATCCATTGCAGCCCGTACAGCTTTGACAGTCTCAGTCAAGTCATCTTTCTCAACTTCGACACCCTTTTCCTTCAATGCTTCACGTATATATCCACGATTGGAAAACGGTTTAGCATTGTAAGGTACGGTCATCACTACTCTTTTGACAGTTTTTCTGTCCATGTGAGGCTTGACCGTTGCTGGTACATGAGGTGCAGCCGCTTCTGCGACAACCTTGTACGCATCCTGAGGTTTATCAGAAGGCAGTACGTTAACCAGCTTAGCAGTGGATGCATCCCTGGCAAGACCTGCCAGGATCTGAAGACCACTACATGTAGCGTCTGTAGCTACAGGCAGAGATGTGTGTTGTCTCGTACATGCTATCACACATGCATGATACTCCTCACATGCTGCCAGGAACTGCCACGGTTCATCTGCGACCTCCCATTCAGGAAGGTTACCGATGGGATCTGTTGCGACCTTGCTGATGATTGTGACGTTGTCACGTGCCCAGGCTAGTCGTTCAGACATGGGAGCCTTGTCAAGTCCATACGTTGTAGCAACTTGGAAGGCTAACCAATCCTCAGCTTCAGGTGTCATAAACGACATCTCATGAAACTTAAGGAGTGACTTACCAAAATCTGTGTCTTGAGGTGTCAAGAACGCAGGGATAGGGTAAGCACGTCCACGATAATCAAACGACCACGGAATGTAGAACTTCTCGTATTGTTTGAAGATCTTCACTGCGTTCATGGTCATACGTGTACGGCATGACTTGACGAACGTTTGTGCATTGATGTTACATACCTCTGCAGCTCTGCGACGGTAGTCCTTGCGTGACTCTGCATTTTCTGCAATGTCAACAGGCTTGGGTGGGAGAGGTATATATACGACAGGGATGAACTTGCCGACCTCAACACCACGTTCTTGAAGTGTTTCTGCAACATCTACGACGAACGTGTTGAGGGTGTATCCAACCTTCTGAATCTTGTTCAGAAAGTCGATTGGAGTTTCTCCCTGTATAAGGGTGGGATCGCTTCGGCGTACCATGTCATGACCACGCATGACCTCGTTAAGCAAGTAACCACCAGGGTTTTCATTGCTCCAGTCGTTAGGCTCGATCAGCATCGGCCATGCTAGCGGGCTGAATAACTCAGCATTGCACATCACCTGATCTTTGATGCTGATGAACTCAGGCGTAGGCACCACGTAGTTGTGTGTCTTACGTCCTTGCCTACGCATCTCACGCATGAACCAGTTACTTGACTCGCAGATGCAGTCTAGCAACCAGCCACCCAGCTTGATACGGTTGGTGATACCCCAGCATTTCCAGTGATCAACGTCATACCTGTTCATGAGAGTCGTTACAACCTTGACCTTTTGGTCTGTGCCAATAGATCTATGGAAGTAATTCTCTTTAATGACATGCAACAGTCCAGGAACGTTACGTTCGTAGTAACGCATCATACACTCGTTCTCGATAGCCTGACCTATTGAATCAGTCACATTCTGAACGAGACTAGACTTAGGCTTGGGACTGAACACTTTATCAAAGACAACCTTGCAGGCAATGGCTGCTGCTGCCTCAGGTTCTATGTCCATGAGGTAGCGTTGTATCTCTTTGAATGAAGCACCAGTCTTACCCTCTTTTATCCTGTTGTTAGTTGCCTCAATACGTGCAACCACAAGAGGAATAAGCTGCTCAATAGAAGCCACGCCGTACACACTAGCTGAGGCATAGTCTTTGTCCTCAAGTTTAGATGTATTGTCACGTAGTTGTTTGAGTCCTTGAGCTATCTGTTCACGCTCAAGTTTAATCTGTGCTGCAATGTCTGCGAACTCGGTCAATCACTCCTCATATGTGGTGGTCAGGTCATCGATCACCTGCTCGTGCATGAGCTGGATGATCTCATCCTTGTATGGATGCATGTCGATCTCGTCAATCAAAGTGTCGAGACGAAAGTTGAAGGTGGCGTCATTCATCGTCGTCAGGTCCTACGTAGTGAAGTGCGTCGTGTGTACATACAATGAACTCATGTGTCTGTTCGTCCATGAGCTTGAGTATCTTCTGCTCAGCAGCATGTTGCCGCTTATAGATGTACTCTTTGGTCTTGAAGTTCTTGAGGTTGGTGGTGCGGATGATACACGCTACATCAGCAGGTAACTCCCAGCCAGCAACCTTCCACTCCATGATCTCCTCAAAGGTGTGAGGATGAAACGCCTCATCAGGTGCGTCCTTGAACATCTTCCAGTTGTTCGGGTGGTAGGGTTTCTTACCATTCATGAGTTCTAAATACGTTGACGAGTGTAACTTTGCGATCCATGGACAACTCTAAGGCATCCCATGCGGCTTCCTCAGCGTTGGCGGCGAGTATGTACATGCTCTCGCCACTAGATAGCGTCACGCAATACTCATGTAGTCTTGGGCTTTGCAGCCCGACGTCGAGCTGGTCTTGGTTTGGGTTTTGCATCAGGCTCCATGCTAATGTAAACATCTCGTTTAGCCAGTTCTTTGTAGATAGAATCCCAGCGATGGTTCTTGTCTCCGTAGTAGTGTAGCCAACAAAGAATGGCGTTCTTGATAAAGTAGTTGTCGTCTAGTGATTTACTTTTTTCCATAGTATTTAGATGTGATGCGGTTAGAGCGCTGCCAGATGATAGCAGTGCTGAACAATCCTACCATACCGATGATGGCATAGATGATGTTAGATTCAGACCAGATCATTTGCAATAAGAAGGTTCGACTTTACAGAGTTGGTCCATGCGTTTGTCTTGCATGTCCTTGAGGTGATCCATGGCTGTCAGGCCGATGTGCAGCCCCAGCAAAATGATGATTGTGGAAAATGCGATTCTCATGATACTCGTTTGAAAGTGTAACCGTGCTGGAAAGGAATGGTGAAGTCAGCACCATCCTCGTCATCCTGAATGTACCATACATATTTCTTTTGGTACACACCTTGATTGTAGCCATCACACAATCCGTTGATGATAGCATTGAGACGTGACTTGGTAGTGTTGGATTGCCAACCACCATCATAAATCTCTACCTCGTCCTTGCTAATTGTAGCAATGAGGTTCTTGTGTAGGTACACACATGACACCTTACGTGATGGTGAGTACAGCACCTCGGTGTTATCATTGCGCCAGTCCTTGCAATTCTTGACGGCGCTGATCATCTGTTGTTCGATCTTACGCATCAGGCAAATACCTCCATGTGTGGGAATGTTTGTCCGTTGTGTACACGAGACACGGTGATGATATCACCACCAGTCTCTACACTCCAGTCAAAGGCAGCATCAACTGCCTCTGCTTCTGAGGTGAACCACTCCTCGTCAGGTCCATGTGAGATGATGAATGTCATTTAGATTCCTCCTTTGATTCTGCTTTAGCGACAAGCTTGTCACCGTACTTGTCTTGGTCCTTGTTAAGTTTGGAGATACGTTCAGTCAATACATCATATTGTGCGGCAAGGTTTGCAACCTTGATACACTTCTGAATCATGAGCTTCTCGATCTCCTCACCTGCATTGTGGTAGGTGTAGAACCAAGACTCACTATCGTCACCGGTGTACTCTTCCAACACCTGGTCCTTGCTCTCTTCTACACCCTCGAAGTCCCAAGACTTCTTACGTGTCATGTCAAGCGCAGCCTGGAGATTGCAGAGCATCCGCATCGTGAAGCATTGCGTTGAGTTGACACGGTTGCGTTCTTGATATGCGTCCCTGATCTTAGCAGAGAACTCCTTGTACTTAGGGTCAGCCTGCTTGAGAGCGTGCTTTTGCATACAGTCCATGATGATACATAGCCCCGCTCAGTGCGTGGGCAATACCTGGGCAAGGGTTCGCACCTTGCCACCCGCTTGAACGGATCAGGAAGCGAGTGCGACCTGGCGCATCTCTTCTACCATGTCTTGAGCCTGGCACCACATCTCAACAACAGTCCAGACGAGACGGTTCTTGAGAGTGTCGATGCAATCGTCATCATGGCACACGTCCTTGATGCTGATGTCACAGTCTGCCAGGTAATCCAAGATGTCTTGCTCGTGCTCATCATAGAAGGCACAGGTCTCGCTGTAGTAGATGAAACCAGAGACACCAGCGGCACAGCCGTAGTTGGCTACGTCCCTGATCTCGTCGATGTCATCGAAGCGTGCAGTCAACGCGGAGTGCATGGACATGATGATGTGTTACGCAATGTGTACATGAAGGGCGTAGTGCCCAGGCTCATGCCAGGCATTGCACCTGGCAGCGGGCTATGATCCCGTGAGCTGTGCCTATCAGGCAGCCTGGAAACCAGGGTAGTCGATGACAGCGTAGCTGGTACGTGCAGTGTCAAGCAGGTTGTGGTTGACCCAGAACCCGAGGGACATGTTAGGGTTAGCCATAAGGCTAGCGATAGCACGACGAGACACGTTCTTGTACTCGTACATGTTGCCGTTCTTGAACGACACGATGGCTACGCCACGAAGCAGGTTGACGTGGACGAAGTGGCAAGCGTCAGAGGTACGAGTTGCAGAATAGGTGAACATGAAATGTTAAAGCAAGTGAACAAAGGCTGCGTCCATGAATGGAGCAGCAAAGCCTGGTCAGGGACTCGAACCCTGGTGCACGCCGATGCATGTCAGGCACCCATGAGCATACTTGTATGCCGCCTGTGGGTCGGCGGCGACGGTGTAACCGTCACACAGTGTAACATCCCGGCCGGCCAACTGGTCAAGCACCTCCGGGCTCTACGGTCTGCTGCAGATGACTGCACCTCGCCGTCGCAACGAGCTATGAAGTTGTCAAGGTTCGGTGGGAGTGACTGATGGTTGAAGATCGAGACTCTCCTCCCCCTTAACAGGGAGAGTCGAGATCAAGACCTTCAAATCAGTCATCTCTGTTTGAGTATAGCCCCTCATCTCCCCAAATCACGGTGGACAATCGACCAAGCTGCACACCACAGCATCAGATCCCAGTCATACCAAGGCTTATCATCTCTGCTTATCAGTGTCATGCTGACTGATAACCGTAGGTTAAGCTGGCCGACAGATCGCGCGAGATAGAACCGCGCATGTCACGCGCACGCGGTAGTTGGTTTGCGCCCGTTGAGCCCAGTGTTGCCGGTTTGTGCAGTAAAATACCGGGGCAAACCGGTTGGTATCACTGGGTTTTGCAGGGTTTTACCGCGCACACCGGGGCACGGGGGAGCTGCGTCCCGGCTACAGCGTATATATGGGTTCACACATTTTTGTCAAAATTTATGACCCGATATATGACGTAGCTAACAGCTACAAGCAGCACAACTATCATCCATATAACAGGCCAAACAATCATAATGCTGCATAAACTTGTGGAAAACACTCTTCAATTAAGGCTCGACACTGGTCTGCAATCTGTTTATGCTCAGTTTGCGTCCCGTTTGCGCACCTTAAATCAGTATAATGAATCCAAGACCGCAATGTGCCGTTCATATACAACGTTGTAGGTGTGCTTAGGGGTAAGACTTCTCTAGCGCACTCTTTAGCTACGCCTGCACCTAGCATTTCGTCATACAACATCTGTGCTTGATCAAATACATACTTAGCTTTAAGTTGTAGCTCTTGTTTTGTATATGGATCTAGGTCATCAATACTGTTTTGCCTGTTTTTTGTATCTTGCCTGCGAAGATCAGGAATAACAGGGTTATCGGTTACCGCAGCATAACGCTGGCTAAACTCTTGAAAACTAAACGATCTGTGCCTAAGAATTTGAGCTGCAATAGATCGTGTTGTATGTATTTCTACACACATGTTTACCATTTCAAACGGTGACCAATGTTTATGTTTGATAAGGTATTTAATTAAACGAGCACTGGTCTCAGTGTTGTTTTGATTAGATGGATTAGATACACGTGCCATGTAACTGACAAGGTTATCACCATCAGGTGTTGAGTGAATGAGTTTAACGGAGTGCATACAGTAGTAAACGTGTTTTGGGTGTGACACA